CGATCACGCAAGCGTCCCAAGACGACGTGAGTTTCTTGGGACGCTTGCGTGATCGTATTGTCAATCGTGGGTATGTTGCTTTAGTTGAAGCAGAAGAGCCTGGTGTGGGTGGCCGAGCCAAAGGTATTGAGCACTTGGAAGATCTTGTGTTCCGTCGTGGCACACAAGGCATAATTGATGCATTAGAAATTGTTCAACACGCTACAGAGAATCCACGTACAACTACAGCCAAGTGGGATGGCAAGCCTGCTGTGATCTGGGGCCGCAAACCCGCCACAGGTGAGTTTGTGTTAACTGACGGATCAGGCTTTGAAGCCAAGGGCTATGACGGCCTTGCTACAAGTCCCCAAATGATGGCTGCTATTCAACGCACACGTTCGGGTAGTCGTGACGAATTAATTAATTTGTACGCACAGCTATTCCCTGTGCTAGAAGCCACATTGCCCGCTAACTTTCGTGGCTACGTCAAAGGTGATTTGTTGTACATGTCAACACCCCCGGAGATTGCAGGCAACTATGTTTTCCGTCCCAACACTGTTGAGTACAAAATTCCAGCCCGAAGTAACTTAGGACAACGCATTGGCAATAGTGATATTGGTATTGCAGTACATAGCATGTACTCAGATGTAGGAGATGCAAGACAGCCACTCAGCGGCGTAAAGTTCAATGAAGTGCCTGGATTGATGCTAGAGCGTCCTGCAACTCCTAAATCATTGGCTACCGAGCCCGCCAAGGTAAAACAACTCAAACAGTTGATTCGCACAGATGGAACTGCCATTGCCACATTGTTTAATCCTGCAGAACTGCGGGCACACAAGATCACTGACCTTGCCAAACTGTGCGTGGATTATATCAACACCAAGGTTGGTTCTCCGCTGAACCCTGCTACACTGTTGCCCGAGTTTGGCGAATGGTTACAAAGCAAAGTAACACCCAGCAAGTTCCGCAACATTGTGGAATACTTGGAAAGCCCTAGTAGTAATACCCCTGCCCTGGCCGCTGCCTTTACTGCGTTTATACTGTTGCATGATCTAAAAATGGATATCCTAAAGCAAGCAGACCTAGAGCACCCTGGACAAGAAGGCTGGGTAATGGCCACGCCTGCAGGTTATGCAAAAGCTGTGAATCGTTTTGATCCCAATGCTTTTGCCGCTCAAAACCGACAGAGAAATAACTCTCAACCCACATGATTTTTCCAAATTGACTAAATAAAAGCAGACCCGTAATGGGTCACAAACTTAAAGGAAATTTATCATGGCATATATTACACCCGTAAATGGCGATTCCCAACCGGTATTCGCAATCGACGTACAAAACGGCCCAGTAAGCCCATCAGCTTCTACAGCCGCTACACCAGTTAACCTAGCTGGTCCTAAGTTAGACTTCTTCCGTGCTGTTGCTAACACTACTGTTGTTTCACAACAAGGTGTTCAAGAGTACGTTGGAAACGTTATTCAAGCTATTCAACAAACTGCTACAATCGCAATGTATCAAGTTGACGGTACAGTATTGAGTTTCGCTACTTACCCAACAGGTGCGTTTGCAAATGCTTCTACTAACACCAGCGCCGCTGTGTTCTTGGCAGCTGCCAACATCACTTACACTGGCTATCAGTTGGACAGTGCAACCAGCGTTGGCTTCAAGCTATCGACCTAATCAATAATTGATTAAACAAAAACCCAGGTTAGAAATATCCTGGGTTTTTTGTTGGCCGTTAAATACTGGTATAATGCGAATACTCTGTAGAACTCTGTTTGATTGCTCGGCCACCGGCATCACTGGTCATTTTAGACCCAGCCAAATACCTTTTACGGATGGCGCTGGCAACACAATTAAAAATCAACACGACTGGACATTTGCCAGGAATCAACAGCGCAATTGGGAAACATTGAATCAACTAATTAGTCTGCGTACACAGCCATTGAATGTTATACCTAACGGCAATGATTCAGGAACTTGGCAATTTGAATTTGAAGTTGAGCACGGAGAAGTATACAGTACTACTGGACACGCAGGAGACTTAACTGGATTAGTAAATGAATGTGCAGGTGTGCCTATGCTCACAGGATTAACTGAAAAGCTCACCGAGCAAGCAGTGTTAGTAACAGCTGGACCAGATCAGAACATTTGGTTTGAACCCATAAATAAATGATGGGAGCCCATAATGGACACAACTGATATTGAGAAAAAGAGTCTAGAAGCACATGTTGAATTGTGTGCCGAGCGATATAAAATGCTTGAACTTAAATTAGAGACTCTTGAGTCCAATGTAGAAAGCCTTAAAGGCACCATTGACGAAGTGCATAATATAGTGCAGGAAATGGCTGCTAAACGTAACGATCAGTTGGTCACATGGGGATCGGGGATCATTGGCATGCTGTTGGCCACTGTTGGATGGCTAGTCACAACGTATGTATTTAAATGAACAAACAAAACAAGCTAGAAGCCTTTGCCGCAAAAGAACTACTCAATCTAACTGACAAGTTGATTGTGAGTGATGGGCGAGGTGGCATACTGGCTTTTGGAAAATACAATATTATACCCACAGACTACAAGTTTATAGTTAATGTTAAAAATCAAGATCCTATAACATTTGGTAGCAAGCGCAGTGCAATCAGCTGGTGTATTGCAGATCAACACAATCAACTCACACTAGCACGAATAATACGCACACTAGATACCAAAAAACATAGTCTAGCGGCGGATATACACTGCCGTCAAACACTTGCAACACGTAGCAAGCACGAAGATTTTTACGAAGGTGTTTCCATCAAACTTCAACGCAAGATTGATCACATGGAAGCAGTTGATGCCGAATTAGAGAAATGTTTAATTTCGGCTAAATATATGCAAATTAGAGGATTCTCAAATGAAACTGCAAGAACTGGCCGCCCCGTCGCCAACAAAACAAATCGCTAAAGTTTTCGAAAGTTACTTTGGCTCTAACATTGAGTTTGACCGTTTAACACCGCGACAGACTCAACACCTGTTGCACCGTGTGCAAGGTCTGCTACATGAGCATCGTTCAGGGTCTGCTAGATATCAAAGCCAACAGAATCCTGGTTACCTTAAACTGGTAATGATGGAACAGGCATTGACCACACGCATGGCTGAAGAAGCTATTCCTGTTGCTCCTGCCGCTGGTGTAGGCGCTACTCCAGGTGCTAAACCTGCACAACCAAATACTGTGCAAGTAAAAGATCCTAAGTTGGCTGCAGCCTTGAAAAAGAGCACTAGTGGTCAAGCATTGAATCCTGAAGAGCAAAAGCTAGTGGCCGGCGCTGCCATGATGCAGGCCGAAAGCCGACTGCGTCGTGTGATGACTCGTTTGAACGAATCTGAAGTACAACAAGCTCAAGTTGTTTTGGCCGCACAAGACATGGTTGATAAAATGCAAGGCATGCTAGAAGATGTAACTGAGTTGCAGTTCAAAGAGTTGCCAGCCTTAGTTGACTCTATTAAGAACCAAGTGGGCATGGATCAAGCCACAAGATTCAACTCAGATGCCACAGCCGCTCTTGCTGGTCTGGTACAAAATCTACAAGGTGCCAAAGCTGCCTTGGATCAAGCTCTGGGCGTGGTAACAGGCCAAGCACCTGCACCAGACGCTGGCATGGCCACTGCCCCTGGCGTGGTAGATGTGCAAGCTGACATGGCTGCTCCTGCTCCCGAAATGGGTGGAGAAATGCCGGTAGAACCAGAAGCAGCCGCAGGCGGCGCTGGACTGGGCCGAGCACGTAGATAATGCGATTCCGTGAATTCATAACGGAATCCTCAACGCCAAGTCCCGATGAACTATTGGGGCTGGTCAATTTTCTTGCCGGACGTGCAGAAGACGAAGGCGCCCAAAAACAAATTTCTCGAGGTGCATTTATTAGTCTTGCACAAAGTCTGAATATCAATGTCACCGAAGACAATATTGAAGAAATTGTTGGACAACCTCCACTGAGTTCGGTGTTAGAACCTATGACCCCAGAATCACAAGAAATCATATTCAAAGGTGCCGGAGAACCAGAAGCTCCTGCCACAATGCCCGTTAACAAAGCACAAGACATAGTTGCCAATGCCGCTAAATCGGCAATGAACAAATCCCGCGGCGTTTAATCAAAACTGTCAACATTTGGTTGACTGCAGGCGTTATATATAGTATAATAACTCAAAGGAGATCACAATGAAAAAGATCTTAATTTCACTAGCATTGTTGATGGTCACTGTGCCTGTGCTGGCACAGCACTGGAATCATGGCCACAGACACCACGGTCATGCTAGGCACTATGGTCAGGGCAACTGGGTTGTTCCTATCATTATTGGCGGTGTAGTGGGCGCGGCAATTGCTAATCGTCCTGTGCAAGCAGAAACTGTGTTTGTTCAGAGACAACCAGTAATTGTGCAACTGCAAGAATCATGCACCCCTTGGAAAGAAATCCAAACACCGGATGGTCAAACATACCGAGAAAGAACTTGTACACAATAATATGGCATACTCAGAAAAAGTTGTAGATCACTATGAAAACCCCAGGAACGTCGGATCTTTTGACAAGAGCGATACTGATATTGGTACTGGTATGGTTGGCGCACCTGCTTGCGGAGATGTAATGAAATTGCAGATCAAAGTGGTAGATGGAATAATTACAGATGCAAAATTTAAAACATATGGTTGCGGGTCAGCCATTGCATCAAGTTCCTTGATCACTGAAATGGTCAAAGGTATGACATTAGATAATGCTTCACAGATCAAAAATTCTGAAATTGCTGAAGAACTAGCCCTGCCTCCTGTAAAAATACACTGTAGTATTCTTGCCGAGGATGCTATCAAGGCCGCAGTTGATGACTACAGAAAGAAACATGACCAAACGCATCTTAATTGATAAACTGGAATTTTATGTTACAAACGTTTGTAACTTGACCTGCACTGGCTGTAATCGCTACAACAATTATAAATTCTCTGGATGGCAAAGTTGGGACGAATACGGTCCTATACTAGAACGCTGGGCAGAGAAAATTGACATCCGTCATCCTGTTATACTTGGCGGCGAGCCCTTGCTCAATCCAGAAATCAACAAGTGGGTTGAGGGATTAAAACGCCTGTGGCCAGATCATTCAGGTGTGCAAATACAAAGCAACGGCACACGCATTGACCAGGTCAAGGGCTTGTATGAAGCACTGGGCAACGGTCAAGGGCACTGGATCGGCATCAGTATACACAATCCAGACGATAAAGAAGAAATCTTTTCACGCATTAGAAACTTTCTAACCGCACCTATTGTGGAAACCAGTGATCCTACACATCCCATTGGTTCAGACTTTCAGTTCACCGATGTAAACAAAAACTATGTGCATGCCTGGATGAGTAACAAATTTGTGCAAAGCAACATATTAGAATTGCCCAATGGCCGATTCGGACTGTACAACAGTGATCCTGTCAAGGCACATGACAACTGTGCGTTTGCTCGCTTTAAGAACTATCACATGATTCGTGGCAAGATCTACAAGTGTGGTCCGGCTGCCTTGATGCCTGAATTTGATGATCAGTATCAATTTGATATTTCAGACGAAGACCGCTTGTTAATGAGAGGTTACCGGCCACTGACCATTGACGAGTTTGACACCCGTGGTGCTGAGTTCTTGGGCAATATTGACAACATGATTGATCAATGTAAGTTTTGCCCTGAATCCTATGACTACAAGCCTATTACTTTTACCAACTTGAAAAAGAACTGGAAGAAAGACGATGTTGCAGTATGATCACAGTAACAGATATAGCAGCCAATAAGATACTAAAGAGCATTGCCAAACGTGGCAAAGGTCAGGGTATTCAAGTGGGTGTTAGAACCACAGGTTGTTCAGGCTTGGCCTATGTGCTAGAATATGTAGACAATCCCAACTTGCATTGTGTTAGACACTACGATAGCAATGGAATTAGGATATTTGTAGATCCCAAGAACATACCCTATCTTGACGGCATGATTATTGATTTCAAACGCAACGGACTCAATGAAGGATTTGAATTTATCAACAAGAACGAACGTGACCGCTGTGGATGTGGAGAAAGTTTCAGAGTTTAAATGATTGAAAACAAAATACAGTGGATTAAGGATCGTCCCCATCTGTGTGTAAGCCCTTACAACAATTATGATTATAGAATTCAACAAGAAAAACTAAAAATAACAGTATGTTGTAATCTAGACACTTCGTACACTGATCTAGAACTAGATAATGAATTCATAAACAGTTTACAAACAGACATTGAAAACAAAAAGTTGCCAGCAGCCTGTCATCTGTGTGGCACAATTGAAAAAAATGGTGCTCAAAGTGAACGAATCAAATATCTAATAGACTTCTCACCTGAACAATTGAACAAGTTTGAACAGGATAAAAAACCAGCCGATCTTCAGGTTGGCATGAAATTTTCTAATCGTTGTAATTTGGCCTGCAGAAGTTGCAACAGCTTTGACAGTAGTTATTGGTCAGAAAAAATGCGTGTGCCATCTGAGCCTGGTTTGGATGTAGATATCTCGGACAATGCCATGTATTGGCAGCAAATGACTGCCATGATCGTTGACAAACACAGCCAAACTGATAATTTTATTCTTCACCCCATTGGTGGAGAAACCATGTTACAAGCTGGATTTATTAAATTGCTAGACTGGATGATTGATCAAGATCTGGCTGCCACAACGTCCATTAGAATTACCACAAGCCTAGTAATCAATCTTGAAGAGTTGCGTAATAAATTGTTGCAGTTTAGAAATATATTTTTCTTGGCCAGTATTGACAGCATAAACGAAAACTATCATTATGTTCGTTGGCCTGCAAAATTCGGCAAGGTACAATCAAGCCTAGATGAATTTTTGTATGTTAGAAAAAACTATCCCGGCAAATACGATTTATTGATAACACCAGTATTCAGTCTTAACAATATATTTTACATTGTAGAATGGTTAGATTATTGGTACAACTGGTGTAACGAAAACAACATAGAAATTTGGTTGCAAACCACACACATAAATCGGCCATTGGCATTGATGGTAGAATCACTGCCACAGGAGTATAGACCACAACTGATTTCAATTTTACAAACAGCAGTGGCACATCCTTTCTTTACAAAATATACCACAACCAAAGTACAACATGAATACTTCAAAAGCATGTTATTGCTGTTGCAGTCAGACCAAGTGACTCCGAGATCAATATTTGATGACTACTTGAAATTCAGCGCCGATTACGACAAACGAACCGGTACAAACAGTTTTGTTTTAAATTCAAAACTGTATGGACTACTGTCTCATAACGATCAGCAAACCTATCACACTCACTTTAACAATACCAACATTACCTTACCAGTGTATGATATTTCCACTGGCCTCAGCGATCTAAACTAAATGTACAACCCAAAATTTGATTACAAACCTATTCCTCGTGTGGTACTAGAGGGCAAACGATTCTATGCCACACCGGATGGCAATAACTTACCCAGTGTAACAACCATACTTGACAAAACCAAAAGTCAGGACAAGATAGAAGCATTAAATCGCTGGCGCAAGAGTGTGGGCGTAGAAAAAGCACAACAGATCACAACAGAAGCTGCCAATCGTGGCACACGCATGCACACGTATCTTGAACAGTATGTGCGTGATGGTGCAATCAAAGACCCTGGATCAAATCCCTACACCTGGCCCAGTCATGCCATGGCCAAAGTTGTTGTGGACAAGGGACTACGAAATGTGTCAGAGTTCTGGGGAATTGAAGTTCCGCTGTACTTTCCCAGTATCTATGCAGGCACAACAGATGGCGCTGGCATACATTTGAACGAAGAATCAATTCTGGACTACAAACAAACCAACAAGCCCAAAAAGCGTGAATGGATTGAAGACTATTTTGTACAGTTATGCGCCTATGCCGAAGCACATAATGAATTGCACGGCACTCGAATACGCAAGGGCGTTATTTTAATGTGTGTGAAACCTGATCTTGATGATCAGTTCAACATCATTAAACCCCCAGAATATCAAGAGTTTGTGCTAGAGGGCGCAGAATTTGACAAATATAGAGATTTGTGGTGGCGCAAGGTTGAACAGTATTATCTGCTAAATACGTGATCAATTGAGGAATCATCGTGGCCATTTTACAAATATCTAGAATTACCCAACGCAAAGGTCTTGCACAGGATCTACCACAACCACTGGCTGGCGCTGAACTTGGCTGGGCCATTGATGAACGCAAATTATACATTGGCAATGGTGAGCTTGCCGAAGGCGCCCCAGTTGTTGGCAACACCGAAGTACTAACAGAGTTTTCGGACCTGCTGAGTTATGTCACTGCTTATACCTATCAAGGAGATGCGGCTGGATACACAGTACAAACAGGAGCTACATCAGGCAACCCAGTAACACAAAGCATTCAAGCTCGATTAGACAGCTATGCTATTGTTACAGATTTTGGGGCAACAGGCGACGGAGTAACCGACGACACTGCCGCTATTAATCGTGCATTGTATCAGATATATTGCCGCCAGACCAACACACAAATTCGTAGAAGTTTGTTTTTCCCTGCAGGTACGTATCTAGTAACTGGCACTATTCTTGTGCCACCATTTGCGCAATTGTACGGCGAAGGCTCAGACTCTAGCATTATCAGTTTCCAGGTCAACGACTGGGTGACATTGACACCATATGCGTCGGGTGTAATGGTTTATTACACAGTTAATGGCAACTATTATCGATCTAAGTCAGTAGTACCAGCTGAAGATCCTACCAGTCCAGGAAGTCCTATTGCCCCAACAAACACCACCTATTGGGAACAACAAGACTTGCCAGAGTATGTGATACAAACAGCAGACAGTTTACAGCAAACCGGAGCAAGCATTGGTACCAATGGTGCTCTCCCGCCACAAAATATTGAAATGATTAACATGGCAGTAAAAACTGCCAATCAAGGCAACGGAACCACAGTGCTACACAATGTGTGTTTGGTTGACCGCAGCAGTCAAGTGAGTTTTGAGCAGGTGAATTTTCAAGGACCGTTTACCACGGCTGATGGCAACACAGAACTAGACGCATTGGCGTGTGTGCATTTTAACAGCAGTCCAAGTTTGCCGTGTGTACAAGTTAATTTTACTGGATGTAAATTTAGTGGAGCAACCTATGGTATCATGACTGCCAATGTGATCAAGGGTTGTACAATTAGCAATGGATACTTTGACACATTGTTCCAGGGCATTATGTTGGACACCGAACCAACAGGAGT